TGAATTCGCTACCTTGCTCTTTAATTTTAGAATTAAGTGCGCCTAGTGCCATTTCTGTACGTTTTACTTGAGCAACAGACTTGTTATAACGGATTAATAAGTTCTCTGTTTCTTTTGCTAGCTTAGCAGTCTCTTTTGCATCTTTTCCTTTTTGCTGTGAAAGCTGATCATATTGTTTCTTTAATTCTTCAGCTTTCACCTTTTGAGCTTGGAGCTTCTTTTCAGTTAAAACAGAGACTTTGTTCATATCCTCTAGGCTTTGTTCAAAGTCTTTTGTTCCTGCTGTTATGGCTTGGATAGAGCTATCATAGAGCCTGTTAGCTCGATTGATTTTTCCAATGTTCTGTGCAAAAGTACCGGTACCTCGTAGGTCAATGTCTACAAACATTGAGGCAAGTTCTTGATCATTCATGTATTCCCACCTCCTTTACCAACCTGGCACTTGATCAATGTAGTATAGCTCTTGTTTAGGTTCCTCTTCTTGCTTACTTTCTTTAATTTCTTGGCGAATCAAACGGAATAAATGATGAATATCGGATTGATCTATCTCATGTTGCTTATAACCTTTGATGTTCATAAGATGTTTATAGAAGTTATCCAGCTGCTGAGTCGGTGTCAGAGGGTGTGGCATCAGCTTCACTTTCTTCTGCTTCTTCGATTTCTTCAGGATTAAACGAACCATCCAAAGGAATACCTTCAGCAATCAAACAAAATTCAGCTAGTTTTTCTTCAAACAAGTAACGATTAAGCCCTGCATAAAACTCATCCACAGTGAATTGCTTATCAAAAGACTCCACAATTAATTGAATTAATGCATCTAATTGTTTAATTGTTGGTCTTTGCTTCAAATAATCAACCTTTTCTTTCAAAGCAAGATATTTTTTATATGTCATACCTGAAATAAATGGGCTGTTCATTGTCTTTTCTTCACCATTTATTCTTAATACTAAATCCATCATATTGAGTAACCTCCTACATTTTAGTTAAACAAAAAAGGATGAACCGAAGTTCACCCTCTTAAAATTATGCTGCTGGAATGTCTTGATCTGGCTCATATACTTTTGTAAACCATTCAACAAGAACTGTTGGTTCAACATCTGAATCATTGCTGTGGACACTAACTTTCTTTTCACCATCAGAAGTACGCTTGATAAAGCTTGCATTTAGTGAACCAGACTTAATTTCCACAGATTCACCTTTTGTTTGGTACTCTTCACTTGGGGACTGGATTTTCCCTTTATATAACCAAACATATTTATAACCACCATCTGACGTTTCAGAACGCCATCCTAGTGCAATATATGGCTGATTTGCTGAATCACCTTCAATAAGAACACCGTTAGCGTCAATTCTCCACCCGAAAATTTCAGCTGCTACTTCTTTTTCTAAAGCATCAATACCTAGTTCAACTTCCATTAATCCTTGTGAAGTAACGACTACGGTTGGACCGTCGTCTGAGAAGAAAGGTGTCATAGATCCATTTGGATTTATGTTGCCAGTTACGGCCCCAGCTAAAGATTTAGGTGCAGCATAAGTTGTAAGCCCACCTTTAACGTCTTCTAATAACTTTGCATAGAACAAATCTTTCATACCAATAGGCATTTTTTTAGCTTTTTCCATTTTTCATTACCTCCAATTATTGTTTTAAGACATAATAAAAACGCAAACCTTTATGATAGATTTGCGTATCTTCTTCATATAAATCAGGCGAAACGCCTCGTCTAATAAAGCCTGCCTCTATTAATGTCTGCCTTGTTCTTTCATAAAGCCCCGTAAATACAAGTGCGTCCTTTGTCCAAACATCCACTTGTACATAGTAAGCCGTTTTTTGTTCTTTATCATCTGCTATAAAGGCAGCTGTGTCATCATATAAGAAGAAGGTGATATACGTTTCATGATCGCCTCTTTTAGTAATGGGAAACGTAGGAATAGCTAAAGGTTTTAATGTAGACATCACCACACTATAAATACTCATAGCTTTGCCAATTCCTGACGATACACTTTGGCCATAGCAACAGTAACCTTGTCTTTAACAGCATTAAAAGCAGGTTCCACAAAGGTCTGAGCTGGCATGTTAGATGTTCCCCATTCTAAAAAACGAGCATAGAAAAAATCTTTATGAAAGCCTACTTTAATTTTGCCGTTCACAATTTTTGAAACAATAACGTGATCAGCTAAATGTTTCCCTTTATATGTGGAACGCGGAGCCCTACGTTCAATTTCTTCACGTAGTATTTCAGCTCCAGCTCGTAAAGCTTTTTCAGCAATAGCCTCATTTTTTTCAATATTAGAAAGCTTCTTTAACTTAGCTTGAAACTCTTCTAGTCCTGTGGATTTAACTGACATTATGAAATCAACTCACTTCCATAAGCGCGACAGATTAATTCTGTAATCTCATCTTGCTTTCTTTCATAAGCCCTGACTATTCTGTAACGTTTGGACTCATATTCAACAACGGTTTCTCCTTCATAATCAAGAGAGTGAACCTCGAACATCACTTCTAAGGTATAACCACTTTGAGAAGCTATATAAAACTCATTGCCTCGAATACTCTTTTCATTGGCAAATACGTCTCTGCTTGTCTCTTGCGCAGGTATAGGAAACCCTTCTTCACTCTGAGATTCCTCACCTTGCTTGATTAGATAGATAACTTCATCAAACATTAGGAGTACCTGCTTTCTGAATAGCTCGGTTATGAATACGTATTTGTATATTTCGAGGTAAAGGCTGATACTCTTGTCTGTTACGGTACAACCATGCTGCATAGTCCACAACTAACATTTGATCATCATCCTTATTCATATCCAGAGCAAGCCCCTTCCTAATTAGTTCTTTTTCTGCACTAGGAAGAAGTTTATTCAAATACGTATCGCGTGCTATATGCTTAAAGCCTAAATCCAGTTTCAGTAATTCAAGTAAGGTAGCTTTAGTTTGTTCATCCATTCTCCTCAGCTACTTCAATTACTTCAGTCGCTTCAATTAAAGGAACTTTGCATTTATTATCGTGACCTGATAATTCCTCAATACGTTCGCTTTTTGCACGACCTTTTCTAGGATACTTATCACCCACACGATAAATATGATTATCATCCTGTAAATCTTTAAAATCTTTGATAACTTGATATTTCATAAGTCATTCACCCTCCTTAAGGATTATGCACCTGCTACTTCTGGTGTGTATGTGATATAGTAGCCGGCTTGATCATCTACTTTTTCCACATCAAAACGAACAAACCCAGCCAGTAATTGACCGTAAATGTCATTGTCTGTCCATTTTACAGAAGCTTGTTTACGATTAAATAGGGTACAAAATTCCTTCGCATCACCTACGAATCCTACCAAATCTCCTTTTTCTTCTCCAATCATGTCATCGTCTAAAACAATAACTTCACGGCCCTTAATACGTTTACCAGATTGAACTGTAATATCATCTTGTAATAAATAGCGACCATTGCCGTCTTTCAATAGGTCTAACGCGTTGAATAGTGATGCAGACACATAGAACTTTACGTTATAAACTTGTTTGAAATCAGTATTTAATAACGTCACAATTCCATCTAAACCTTGTACAGCTTTAGGAGTAGCTGATTTAAAAACAGCTGCAATCTGAGCATTCTTTGTATTTAAGTCTTGATCTCGGATATCTTCGGCAATTAGGCCAGCGACATCGTAATTTGCATCGTCAATTGCTTCTTGAGATACTGGAATGTAACCACGGTATGTTTCGATATCGTAATTAACTTCTACAAATGTTGGCTTAGCTAGTTCCGGGTTTTTTGCTAATTCCGCAACAGCAATCATTTTACCGTTTGATTTTTTAATAATTGGATATTTACCAGAACCACGGTTAACTGGAACTGTACGAACATATTGTGTAAGGTCAACTGTATCAACTAGTTCTTTCTTTGGAGGTAGCAACTCTTCTGGAATCAATGCCCCACCTTCCACAGATGTGAAGCCTGCGCGAGTTTGGTCTTTATCTCGTACGTAGGCATTGATAGCTTCTCTTGTTTCGATGTTTGTTGGCATAGTACGTTTCACTCCCTTTTTAGGTGACTTACGATTAGATGTTTCAAGCTCTTTTTCAAGCTCTTCAATCTCCTCTTCTAATGCTGTTTTTTCTTCTTCTTTTGTTTCAATATCATTATCGTTATCATTCATACTCTGTTCGATAACGGATAAATCTTCATCATTTTCAGCTGATTCAATAGCTGCTTCAAACTCACTGCGCTTAGCTAGTAAGTCAGTTAATTTTCCTTCCAACGCTGACAAAACATCTCGCTTCAATTTTAATTTAGCACCAATAAGAATAGGATTAGGCATTCTTCAATCTCTCCTTTAAGTTACGTTTTCTTTGTTCAAATTTTTCTTTTTTGATGGCCTCAACGTCGCGTTGACGAGCAGCCACAGCTGTTTGTGGGTAGGCAGGAAAAGCTGTGATGGAAACTTCCATCGTATCTGCTTCACGGACAATCCATTTCAATGTCCCGTCTTCTCGATGCTCAATGTCTTCTTTTAATGGGACAAAACCAAATGAGCAGCCTTTCACTTTTCCTGTTTGCACTTTACGATAAGCACTCTTGGCAAAAGGATCTTCTAAGTCCACTTTCACCCTGCCCCATAATCCTTGAGAATCAGTTTTCAACTCTAACGTTTGGCTGCCAGTGCTACCTAGTACAACTCTTGTATCGTGATTATCAAGACACATGATATCGTTATCTCGTAAACTATTGTTAAACGCTTCAGGTGCAATCTCTTCGAAAGCTCCTGGCCATAATTCGGTTTCTTGATTAAAAACAGCAAAATATCCTTCAATAAAAGCTTCACCGTTTTCTTCATCGCTTCTCGTTTTTAAGTCCGAGTTAAATACCATGAGACGCTTTTCCACTTATTCATCACCACCTTTCAATTTATTTTGTTGGCCAATACTAGAAGCCGGAATATAGTTTTCAAGTACAATCAATTCGTTCATTTCACTGTCAGGATCAAGTCCAATCCAGTTACGTAATTCATTACGTCTCATAGCGTTACGGTCCACAAGTTGAGAACCTGCGGTCACCATTTCCGTTAAGTCATATGAGTATAAACTCCGTGGATTTAAACGAAAAAACCAGTTAGGGGAATAGATTAGATCCCTTGTTAATGTTTGCGAAATGATTTGACCAATGGAAAATATTCGAGTGTTAATAAAGTTGTTGTACTCCTCTTTGTTAAAGCTTCCTACACCCAAGAAAAAAGCCGGCACTCCCAAGAGTCCAGCTACCGTTTTCTTATCTATTTCCACACCTTCATTTATGGCTATGTCTTTTAAAGATAAAGGTTTTACCTGTTCAACTTTGATTAAGTCAGCTGGGATAATCCAAGGCTTACCGCCTTCAGTTTCATCAAAATATTTTTCCATGATACTGTCGCGTCCTTCTTTATTGGACAGCTCCTCTGTCATTGCATCCACAGAGATGATAAGAGAAGGCATATACTTACCACTCATGAAATTATTTTTTGTCTTAGTGGCTTGGGTCAAATTTTTTACAATCTCACATAATGCCACTCGGTAACCCCGTCCCTTGTAAGGGAAGTTAGGATTAGGGTTGATAACAAAATGAACGACCTCATCAGGCGTATATGTGAATCCATTGTAGTTAATTAAGTATCCATCCTGTGTATCTTCATAGCCAACTGCTTGCATTTGAAGAGGCGTTAGATCTTCAATCAAAGTTGTTACAGGATCTACTCCAATGTGGACGACTGAATTCCCATCACCATGCAACAATAGATCACTAACAATCTTATAAATCCAACCTTTACGCGTCATGTTTGCATGGGGCCCAATATCAATTTTTTTGGAGAGCTCATTAGTGAGCCGTCTATCTCCATCTTTTGTATTTTCCATTAGATGAATCGTCATGTTTGATACCAGATCCGCAATCCTATCTACTGAAATTAATACATCTGGATTATCTGAAAGCCTTGTATATCCTACGGTTTCCACATCGCCCAGTGCTATAGGAATAGAAATAGATCGTGTTTTTTTCTTACGATTCCAAAATGCCATATGTACACCTCCTTCCTAGTTATTCAACCAACCTGCAGCATCTGA